CAAGAACCTGCCGACGGGAGCTATCGGCAAGTTGACCGCCGAGCTCAACAGGCGCTATCCGACGCGGGTGCGGGCTCGCAAACAGAAGGGGGATGGATGGGTTGGGTTGGCCCTGGCCGATGACGAAGACTACGACGAAAACCCCATGCTTCAGTGAGGCTCGTGGTAGGATTTAGTGGTTCTTGCTAGTTTCTTATGTCACGTTTTGTAAATGTCGCTGTGTGAGCACTGCTGCCGAAAGGGCGTCGTGAGTGTAGGAAATGCTATAGATTTCTACGATCTCTGTCTAGACTGTTTCAAGGCGACCTGCGGTGAAGTACACACTTCTCCCCCTCCTCTTAGTCCGCCGCCTTCTCCGGCGCCAAGCCGATGTGTGACCGATGCGTCTCCCTCACCTGGCAAATAGTATTAGAATGCCGACAATAACACCTACATTTTCTCTCGAGCTGTACTTGGTTGTGCTCCGGATTCGGAGAGAGTCTCGGATATTAAATTGTGTATAGTATACATGGAAGATCCCAATACAGGAGCCGTTGGAGCAAAGGTTGGTGGGGCGCTGAGCGCGGATCCGGATAGATGTGGCACTAGATTGAAACTGTCTGAAGATGGCAATATCGCAAATGCCGGCAATGCACCTCCTCTCGGGACGTACTGTGGCTTCACACAGGAGCAAATCAAGAATCGTAGCCGAGATGGGCTTCGTGAGTCGACCAGTCAAGCTCCTCCTCTTGGTTTGTGGTGGGGTGCAGTCGTGAGTCGCATATGTTATGCTGCACCGTCGAGCATCTCCGAGACTCTGGCTAATTTGCAATTAGGCGTGGGTCTTACTATGAATGCTTTCTACAAGGTACAGGCTGACGAACGCCAGGCAATTATCGATGGAGAACTCGACGCCCAACAGTCCACATCGGGAGGCACTAGTACAGACGCACCTGAACCGCTGTCGGATGCCTCTCCCTCGACTGAAGGGGTGCGCGTATTGAGCGAGGAGGAAGCCGCCAAGTATCGACTTCCTCCAGACAAGATTAAAGAAGCATTGAGTGAGGTGACCCTGGGGGATGCCCGGCAAGTGTGGGCCGACCAGTGGCGTGGAAAGACTAGTGCCCTTGGCATCTTTGAGACACCTGGTGAATTCGCTCAACAGAACGGTTCTCCAGACGTTAATAGACCTGAACATGGCCTTCCCGAAGTTAACAGACGTCTGTTTGATATTCTCTCACAAACCGCCAACCAGGACATCATGGAAATCGAGACCGGAGGAGCGAGAGGGGATAATGAGTTCGTCCCGGAGCGTCTGCGGAACCTCGTCCAGCAGGAGGATAGGTCCGGGAGTCCGTCAATCCATACTGCTGTCATACAGTTGGGCTCCTATGCCAACTGTTTCGTGATAGCGGACGAGACCATGGATACCCTCTATGTCAATTTCCAGCTGTGCAACGTCCCCGACCATCGCCAAGATCTCGACCTGGACAAAGGGACGTATTCCTTGCTTTGTCAGCTGGCTCCGGCTACCTGGGGGAAGCGACAAGGAGGTGAAAACATGGTGTCGCTTGCATTCTGCGCCCTGGACGACCAAAGCGTCTTCAAGATTATCTACACAATGAACTACATGGCTTCTACGTACCTTAAGTGGGGCGGTGACCAGTGCGGAGCCTCTTTGAGCGGACAGCAAGGTGGGGCCAGAGTACCCATCGATACAATAATGACAACCAGAGAGCCCAATAGGCTTGGACGGATCGCGGAGAGTATCGTGGAGGACCCAAAGGCGATCTCTAAGACGGTTTCTGAGCAGGGAATTGGGGCGCTTAAACGGAACAAGCAACCGCTGAGCGAAGAAACCGCGTGGGCTGATGACTTCAGAGTGGCGGCATGCACGCTGCAGGCGGTTGCTAATTCGCTAAGACTTGTTCCGGACGACGACGATCAAAAGAAACAGACGGCGAAGACAAGGGCTAGACAGAGATTGACGGAGGCTGAGAAAACATTCGTCGAGGCTGCAGCCAAATTCATAGAGAAATCAAAGGAAGCCGACCGGCAGGGTCCCTGGAGGCAATGGGCACGGGAACTAGTAGGGTGGATCAATGGGGACGTCGCGTGCTGGCCCATGGAAACGGGGCGCAACGAATTCAGTGCCCGTGGTTTCGCCGAGCCGCCTGGAGGAGAGCTCATCCCAAACCCTGATGTTCCCGATCCGGATGACGATGAGAAGGAGAAGCAGGAGGCGGATGCAGATGAGGATGGACTCAGCGACGATGCCGGTCTTGTTCGTGGTTCCGATGGCCCAGGGCCCCCGGCCCCTGACCCTGAACTCAGTAGCGATGGCTCTGCTGAACTTGGACTCAGCGACGATGCCGGTCTTGTTCCTGACCCCGAACTCAGCGATGTTGCGGCCCCTGACCCTGAACTCAGTAGCGATGGCTCTGCTGAGGCCAGCGGCGATACCGGTCTTCCTCCCCGTCCTCCTTCGCGTCCTCCAGCGCAAGACGCCGATGGCCCAGGGCTCCCAGCCCCTGACCCTGAACTCAGTAGCGATGACTCTACTGCGGCTAGCGACGATGCTGGGGATAGGGGCGACGCTCCGAATCTCCCTGTTAGGGAACAGCTGGGGCACGAGATGCGCGGGATAAGGGACGGTAGGCAGCCCGCTGAAGAGACCCCAGACGAGAAGGAGAGGCGTGAAGCTGCACAACGTATTTCCGAGGAGGAAGCAAAGAGAGGCCAGGGGCAGTCCGAGTTACAATCGTTCATTGCTCTTGTGGAGGACCAGGCCAGTGAAGTGCAGGAGATGGCACTCAAGCCCTCGACCACTTCGAAACAGAGAAAAGATGAGTTTGACAAGGCCCTGAGAAACGTGACGGAGGGGCTAGAAAGCAAACTGAGCGTGCTACTGAACAATGCGAGGACTGTGGGTGTCGATGAAGAAAAGCGCCAGGTGGAAGCGGATATGCTAGCTAGAGATCTTCGCGAGGCCGCGGCTCGCCGCAACCCTGAACGGGATCCGAAGGTGCCGGACAGTGTTGGACCAGAGGTCGAAGAAGTCCGAACTGAGACGGGACAGGAGGGAGGAGCAGGCGAGGAGATCATGGAAGAGATAGAAGGCCTGCCCGACAGTCAACATAATGCGAAAGAAATGGCGCGGAAAATGCAAAGTGCCTTCCAGGCATTCGAAAGGTACGGAGAAGCCCTGGGGGCTGACTCTGTTACCGACGACCAGATAGAAACAGCTTACGGCGTTTTGACAAAGAACCTCGATTCCCTCCTAGGTTCGACAGAGCCCGACGCTCCGGAGCAACCTGCCGCCCCGGTATCGGAAACAGACCCCGCTGATGGTTGTAGAGAGGTCGATCCGAATCAGGACGACATGGGGGATCCCGAAGTAGTCGCCAAGAGGAAAGTTTATGTCACGGGTTACTCAGTCGGAGGAGCCCTAGCTTCGCTCTTCACTCTCTACTACTCCGAAATCAAGTATGCGAGTCCCGAAGCTTGCGGGGTTATTCCGTACATTCCTGCCAACATACTGCCGCCGACCACGATTCTTGCCACGTACGGCGCCCCGCCCTGCGGCACCAACCATCGGAATGCATGGGATATGCAGTCCGTGAATCGGAAAATGCAAAACTACATCGATGGAGGAGCTGTCGTAATGAGACGATACGTGACCCAGGGGGATCCTATTCCTAGACTCGTCCCGGACGATACGGGAAGGCGAATAGGCTATACGCACATGGGGAATTGTTGTGGAACCAGTGTTGTTAGATGTCCCGGTACCTTGAACATTTTCGATGGTTTCTTCGAGACGCTCAGTAATGGCATCGCTGGGATCGCCTCTCAGCAAATGAAACGAGGTTTCCAACTATTCTCCACCAAGAAATATGATTTCCAAAACAACGAGATCGACGAATACGGATGTCGCTCATGGTTCATCGACAAAGTCGACGACCCGAGCAGGCTGAAGAAACCGGAACAACATGCGGACCAGTGTGGCATTCGCTTCTTTATTCCTCTCTTGGCGCTGCACCTCGGCGCCTCGGACGGCATAGCCCGGGAGCGCAGTGAAGAAATGGGTCCACGCCCTATCGCACGAAGGCAGGCCGATTGCTCCATATACCTGCCGTACGTCACGCCTGGTAGTGATGGCGCAGCGGGCGGCACCATCCGGCGTCTTCCTCTGTACTCGGGTGATTCTCCTAGTCCCGGGAACTACTGCGACTTTATGGTGGCGGCCACCGCGGCGCCTGATGTCCAGAGCGCGGACATGGATCGGGTCATCAACACCAAGTACTATGATGTGCTCCGGAGTTGGGGAAACATGGACAAGACTGGAATGGCGGAGTTGAAGACTAAAATCGCGAATGCGGTGTGGGGCGGGCCAATGGGGTCGGTCAGTTCGGGGTACCGCTACGAAAGCGTGTACGGCGCCGTGCTAGCGACGATAAACTTCGACCAGGTCCAAGGGTGTGCCTATGTGCAGGCGCCAAAGGGATGGAGTGGTGAGTCGGAACTGGCCCCCGGAGAGTCGGTTGCGGTCGCCCCCAGTACGACTCCTGCGCAGGTGAAAGCACAAAAGACTGAGAGCAGGCGATTGGGAACAGTGGGTGGTGTGAAGCGACGAACACGCGATAAACGGAAGAAACGCGGACGAAGAACCCGTCGTACCTAGAGAGAGAGTCGTAGGATGCACTGATTGAACATCATACGGCTTAGAGGTTGCTGTACACATCTCGAGGAGCTTTGTTCTGGGAAAAGTACTTGATCTGGTTATATACACGGAATCCGGACCGAACGAGCCAGCCAACCCAGAGTGGCAGTGTCAGGTACAGGACATCAAGAATGACGATCATCCAGAAGGCCCCTTCCTTGTAGAAACCCTGGGTTCTTAGCGTCTTGAGCGTGAGACCTTTGCTTCCGAATAGGAAGTACAGAATGAAGAGCCCGTACAAGAAGTAGTAGATGATATAGCGGTTGTAGGAGAGGCTGTCCCTCTCCTTGTCTTCGTAGTACACACGGCGGTCGTTGGTGAGGGTGATATCGCGCATTTCGTCCATCGCTTTGCGGAGGTTCTCATTCTCGTTTTCCCGGATCTGGAGCAGATCGTCCATCTTATTGGCATAGATCAGTCCGCTCCTATAGCTGTTCACCAGAGTGTGTAGTTTTTCCATGACCGCGGCACTCTCAACCAATGCCACGCCTTTCTTTTTCTCTGCTTCTTGTAGATAGTCGTAGAGCATCTTGTTCTGGTATGCAGCGTCGCCCGTGAACGCCTGGTCCGGTTTCCCGGGCCATTGCCAACCTGCGAGAGAAAGGTAGTTCTTCTCGGCGTTCTTGTACTCGTCGGGCAACTCTTTCATCTCGGTCTGGTACTTCGTCATAGCGTCTTTCCATTTCTGGATGTCGGCCGCCTTCTTACGATCGCCGGCCCCTTGCGCGATGTACGCGTTAGCATTGGCGATCGTGGCCTGCAATGCATCTATGCTGGTGCCTGCGGTGTCGAGGTTCTGAACTACAGCCTGCTTAACCTCGTTATCGTCGTTCAAGGTTTGGATTTTTTTGAGGCAATCAGGACTGATACATGACGGAAGCTTTCCCATTAATATTAGTCTACATTAATATTAATCGCTATCTCTCTTACGCAACCTTTGCATACTGCTCCTCATCTTGTGATGCGTATGGCCGCACCGTAGATGGCATGGGATGGCAGCCAGGCGGGGCCACGTATGACGTGCCTTCCATGGGGCGCATTACCTCGAAGGCCTCCGCCTGCTTCTGCGCGTCGGCAGCGGCGCGGCGATGGTGTGGTGCATTCTTATCGTGGTGTCCCTTACCTTCGACACACCTATTCTGCTTGTGGTCGTAGCTCATGCCCTTGCTACAACAGTTCGGCCCAATGCACTCGACCCCAAGGTCGGATGCCAGTGTATGCAAGTCGCTAGAGATGCGGTCTCCCATATCGCTCTTGTCCAGCTGTTCCTTGTCGTACTGGTACACAGTGGGCTTAACGTTGTTTGGATCGAAGTCCCAGTTGTACTCGTCGTAGTTCATGTTGTCTCTCGAGGAGAGGTCCCAAATTCTCCGGAATAAGAAGAATCCTCCGACGATGATGACTATCAGGGCCAGGGGACGCGTTATGTTTTCCCCGATGAACCCCTTCTTCCCGACGATGGCCAGGATGAGAAGAGGGACACAAATCATGATAATCATTTTCATGATTCCCGTGTGCGCCTGATACCTCTTGCCATAGTAGGTGTTAATGAGGGCCATTCGATTCTTGTTGTTCTTAGCCCCTCCCAGTGCATCGAGGTTGTTCCGTGCGTTCGTAAGCTCCTGCTCCACGACTCCGACCACGGTCAGCTGATCCACGAGGTCGGACCGCGTCTCGGAAACGTCCCTCTGTACGTTCGCGTAGATGTTCAGTAAAGTTTTGAAAAGCTCAGCTCTCTCGTTAGCGAGTCTGTGGATCTGGTTCATGAGTTGTTCGCTGTAAGCATCCGCGCCATTCTGTATAAAGACGCACTGTTGCCCCTTAATATGCGTGTTACCCAAGCTTGTTGTTACGGAGTTGGCAGCGTTGTAGTCGTCCACGCTGGCGAATGACCAGATCCCTCCGGGAGCTCGGGTCTGGGCGTCCGCGAGCCCTGGTCGCCCTCTATCGTCTGGAGGGCCGTATTCAAGATCGCCATCGGTATACTTCGATTGGTCTTCCCAGGAGCAGCATGGTGTCTGGTACTGAGTATGGTGGTCAGTCGTAAAAGGCCAGAACCCAGTCGTGGTCTTGTAATCGCCCGGACACATCTCGTTACGAGTCTCCTCGTGTGCGAGGAGCTTCTTTTGGGTGGCCTCTTCCTCTTTCTGAAGGGCCTCAATCCGCTGAACGAGCTGTTCTATGTTCTGATGAGTGCTGTCTACATTAGAACCGGACGGTGTGCTCATTATATATACTATCATAGAATATAAATATAGTGAGCTCAGTTTCGCGAGGCCCGTATTCCGCCGATCACCAGAGTGATCGCTAAAATGCTCCACAAGAGATAGTGGTAGTTGTCGCTCACGAGCTGGAGTTTAGTGTCTTCAGACCGCGCTCCCGCCTGCGTCAGTCCTTGCGATACCGCCCGAGTCTCCTTGTTCACCTTCTCGTAGTCCGACAAATCGGCCTTCATTTGGTCTAAACTGCTAGAGAGTTTGTTCTGTAGTGCGGTCTCATCATCGAGCAGGCCGTACATGGTGTTCTGTACCGTGGACTGGGTGTTCATCAACTGCTGGTTCTTAGCCTTAATTGCATCTTCGTGTTCAGCCATGATCTTAGCTATTCCGCACCCGTCGGTCGGAGGTTGGATCTGCTTCTTGCCGAGCAAACTAGACGCGGTGTCAATAAGTACGTTCTTAGGACACCCAGGGGCGGTGTTGCTAATGGAGGGGAGCCTCATCATCATGCTCGAGTCTTTGTCGTAGATCCGACCTCCCTTGGGCCAGTCGTCGTCTCCCAGGAGATAGCAGGACGCGGTGGTACTCTTCCCAGTAGTAGGGTCTCGGCCGGCCTTCGTGAATGTGTACCCTTTGCACGATTGACTGCTGTTGCACGCGGACTCGCATGAACTGAGAGTCGCAGCCTTGCTGTTCGACCCTCCAGCGTCAGTGCGGAAATTCCCAACACTCGAGTACGAAGTGGTATTCCAGTCCATTCCCGAGGTTCCTAGCGGAGCCTGCCCCTCGGGGTCCACGTAGTGGACGCCCCCAAGGAGGCTCTTATCAATCGGGCCAGCGGCCCCGGAACCGCCGCTGGATGCAGAGTAAGCGACCGAGTAGAGGTCCTGTTCGATTTGGGGGCCCGGCGCTTCTTCGAGCTTCTTCGAGACTACTAGTTGGCCAACTTTCGCATACTTACCAGTAGAAGGGTCGAAGCAATGGTCGTTCAGGCCCGGGCAATGATACGCCCCTGGTCGGGGGATGCCGTCCACCCACGTGGGCAGACCAGCCGCCTTGCACTGCGCATCGTACGAGCATGGCACTTTAGCGACGGCGGGCTGGAATTTCACCTGATCACCGGCGTCCACCGTCGTACTATAGCTAACCCCATCGTTCGTTGTCATTACCAGGGTGTTACCTTCCAATGTCTTTTCCTTGAGCCCGGGAGGAGGGTCGGATATTGTTATGGCCCCCAGCCCGGCTGCTCCATCAAGGTCTTGTCTGAAAGCCCCGTCGACGTTACTGTAGGTGGCCTGTGGATTCGTGACCTTGGTCCGCGCGGTTTTCCCCATCCCGTTTACATCTCTAAGCTGGGCGACCAGTACGTCCCCTTGCATCTCCGGCTGGGACCCCTCCACGATAGACTGCTGCCAGCTACCTCCTGGTAACGGCAGGTTCTGCGGGGTTTTATCGACCGCCGCTTTGAGCTTGTCGAATGTACTCTGCTCCGTGATTGGTGTGCAGGTGTATCCCGCAGCCGGATCAGACGCAGCGCCTCCCACGCTCGGGGCCTTTTTCGCGAGGGTGAACCCGACACCACCGTCGTCGAATGTGCGAGCCTGGCACATGGTGACACAGGCCTTAACGTCGGAGCCGGCGCACGTAATGCCGTCCGTGGAACCTACTGGCGCCGCGTGACCTAGACTGGATTTCGTCGCGGGCACATAGTCCTTTCCCACAGCAGTGCTTGCATCAGCCGCGATGGGATTGGGCACCGACTGCGCTATGTAGGAGTTGCTAGGAGGGTGCGTTTCTGGAGGTGCCTGTGCAAAAGCCTTCGACGCGCTGATCAAGTCACCGATGGCACCAACGTATTGGCCGGATTGCGTTTTCGCTTCGCCGCTGAGGCTAGTTCTTGTGGCCTTGTCTCGGAAGTTCTTATCGGCGATTGCCGTATGCGCCTTCTGGATGTTGGCCGTGGTGTCGAACCCTTCAATAAGGGTTTGATTAGCGTTCATGTTAAATGATGTGCCGCTCAGGGCACGCTGTCCGTGAAGTGTGTGCTCTACGGAAAACCCATTCGGGTCGATCAGACGATCAGCGCGCGCCTGGTGCTCCATCATCTTACCACGCTGTAAAGCGTTGAATTGCTGGCCCTGTGGAAAATTAATGCTAGGAGGGTCTTCGCGTTCGTTACTAAAGAGGCTGTCTAAGTAGTCGCCTAGAACCATATTATCTAATATAGGTAGATAAAAAAGTCCTCTAGAAATTGAAGAGTCCGTTAAGCCAGTGCCAGAACCCAGCGGCAGCCGCCTTTATCCAACCAGAAAAGTGGTAGATCATGAACAAGACCGACGCGATAAGAACCACCAGTTCCATCGCTCCCGACTCCTGCGACGTCTGAATGCGGAACAGGATGGCGACAACGATTATTGCGACTACGAAAAACACCATATACTGGATGTGCTGAGAGCGGTACTCAACTTTCAAATTGCTTTCGACACCTTGGGCTGTATCAAGCTCTTTGACGCTCTCATACAGTTGGTCACGTTCGGTGTTCAGTTCATTGATGAGTTTCTGCAGGCCGTTTACATTCATGCTGGCCAGCTCTTTGTCGCGGTCACTCTGGCGCACGGTCTCCATTAGCTTCGTCTGGAGAGCCTTTGCATGGGTTTCTAGCTCCTGGGATGCGGTCGCACCCCTCGCTCTCCATTCCAGAATGCGTTTCATCTTGTCCTCCTGCTCCTGGTTGACATCGGTAACGGCTTTCCCTGTAGCACAGTCACAGGTAGCGGCCGTGCTGGAATAGCAAGTCCCCTGCGTTGCAGCGTTTGACGAACAGCCAGTCGTGGACGGACTGCAGACGCCGGAAGGGTATGCGTTCGGCCCCGTGGCCGGCGTTCCGCAGGGGAGGCACTTGCAGTCAGTGGCCGTCGGACCGTCGATGGAAGGTACGCTCGCCATTATCTGCTTGTACGACTTGAGCGCATTCCTCATATGTGCCTCGTGCGACGTCAAGTCCAGAAGGTCCCTGCCCTTGATTCCAGCTACTTCGACTTCTGTGTCCAGATGCGTTGGCAGATCCATACTATACTATATGCAAACAATTTTTTGACTAGAGGTAGTGGCTATCTATCCAACTGGCAACACCGTAGACAGCAATGAGAGCTGCGATAAGTACCACGATCTGTGCGGCCCTTCCGGGCGCATTCATGCGAGCCGTGTGAATTACGATGCTCACCACGGTGACTGCTAAAAGAAACCAAACGATGTAATGCAACCAGTTCGATCGCATTCGAAGCCGAGCGTCCTGGTTGACTCCCGTAACTGTTTGGAAGTCGCGCTGCATACGCTCAATTTCTCTTCGATCGCTTCCGAGGCTGGTGGTGTGCTGGGCGAGTTGGGCTTTCTGGGCTTCCAGTTTCCGAGTCAGCTGCATGTCGGCCGTAACCAACTCATTGACCTCCTTGGTTAGGAGCTCTGTGAGGTGCGCGAGCTCTTCGTTCAGCTTGTAAAGCCGATGCCACTCGGCCGGTGGAACTCCGGCACCGCGGTCGCACTCGGTGCTCGTCGTCATCGCGCTCCCTGATGGGACGGCCTCGTACGCCGCATCGTCAAGCACCACGACGGGAACGTGGCATGATTCACTCTTTTTCTTCCACACGTGTGCAGGATACACGTGCTTCAGACCATCAATACTTATCCAGGCGTGCTCGTCGGATTTCCCTCGTCGCACGTTTTTTCCCGCGATTCCGCACGGCTCCCCCGGCGACATGGCTCTACCCTTCTGCAGTCTGTCTAGAACAGACTGCTTAACTTCGGCACGCTTTAACTTGTCGCAACTCTGGTCAAGCAGGGGCTTTGCATCCGGCGATTCACGCGGGTACTTGTGGGTGAAGCCGTAGTCGTTGACGTAGACGAAGCTCTGGTCGCCGTCGGTCGTCACGATCATGCCATTGTACGAGTCCAGTCCCTTGTGGTGGCGGCGGAGAAGCATTTCATTAATCTGATCGGACGTCCGCGCGTATTCACCCAATGTCTTATTAAACCTTTCTTCCAGAGAGGAAATCTTGTTTTTAGATTCAACGTGGCTCGCGTCCGTAGATTCCGCGGTGTTGAGCGTTTCCACGATAGATGAGACATCTGGAGATGTCGAGAGCTGCAGCTGCCTCAGGTGTGGTCTTAGTACCCGGACGTATTCATCTGTGTAGCCGAGCAGTTCCTGTCCTTGCTCCAGGTTCGCATCATCTTTGTTTCGGTTGCTGAATATACCCGTCGCGAACATTGTCTATACAATATGTCTAGAAAATGTCACCTAGATTACATACCAGGAATCATGCTAGTTACGCCCGGAAAGGTCCGGGTGGCCTGTTGTGCGAGTGCCTGAGTCTGGGTTTTGACAGCTTCCACGGAAACGTCTCTGGTCAAGAGTAGTATCGCGGCGAACCCTATCATTGAGAGGGCCAGAACCCAGTTTGCAACCAGGTCCTGGTCGTATAGTAGCTGTACGTCCGTTATCTGACCTTGGGCTCCCGCATCTAGGTTCAAAGCGCTGGAAAGCTTCTTAGTCAACTTCGCGTTTTCCAATTCGAGCTCGTTGATACGGACATCGACGCCGGATATTTTCTTCTCGACCCCGGCGATGTCACTGCCAAGATCGTTAGCCATGTTCGTGAAAGTGCTATCAATGTCCGCGATGTGCATTTTCGCCGTGTCGCACGTGTCTTTGTCCGCCCCCATCGCTCGGAAGCGGGAACAATCCAGAGCCCGTTGTTCGAGGTACACGGCGTACTGCTGACCGAGTGAAGTGATCTGGGCGTCGTAGTCATCGGGCGAACGACCGGTTGTTAACTCCCAGTCACACTCGGGCTTCGCGCGGCATCCGAGCGGGTCGCTATTGAAACTGGCGCAACCGACCGCGTTAGTCATACCTGTCGCATAAGGCCATGTGCCGGTAGGATTGAGAGCCGTGCAGGAACCAGGAGATGCAGCGGATTTACTCATATTATATACTACGAAGAACAAATTCTGTAGAACGGGGCTAGTATTCCGGTTTTGCTAGGGCGCGTGACCTCGCACATATCTCCGGGGCGAAGGCCGATCATCTGGGAGACTGGACTGAAGCGCGATATGTCGGGGACCTCAGAATCGCGCGTAATGTTGAACTTCTGTCTTACCGCCTCTGTCTCCTGCCCCGAGAGCTTGCGGTGGGGAGGGACTAGTTCATGTTGTAGGATGTTGAATTGCAGCCGACTCAGAGGGATGACTGTCACGAAGTACCCTTCTTGCTCCCAGATGTTCCGTAGGATCTTGACAAGGGAGTCATTGGGCTCGTCCTTCACGATGATCATGAGGTCATCGCTCTTCTTGAGGACCTGGTCAACTTGGAACAATTCCTCGATGTACTCGTGAACGTTGTTCTGACGGAGGCCCTTCGCTAAATGGTATTTGACGTACACCTTCTGCTCAGGATCATCGCGCACGACGAGCATGTCCAGCTGCTTCGTCGCGGCCATCGTGTTGACCTCGTTCATACTGGACCCAGCATAAGGTCCGGTGTCGAACCCACGATCCCCCAGGATGTCCAACAGGTTCTGGCGTGATTTGTAGATAGCGCGCGTGCTTCCGGTTGTGGTCTCCGGCATATCTATTATACGTCAGGATTTTTAATTCGGTTCAATTTTATGTATTTATGGTTTTGATAGAATCCGCTCCCCCTCCGGCGCTTTCTGTGGCGGGAGGAGGAATGGTGGTCAGGGTCGGGGCAGCCTTCTCAGTGGACCCCGCCCCACCGTTCACATTGTAGAGCGTCGCTCCTCCGCTAGTTTTGGCTGTCGCGAGTGCGCTTGTGTCCGCATTCTGCGAGGTGTCCACGACCTCGATTATGTCTTTCACTTCTTCGGCTGGGTCCACCTCGCGTAGGCCAAGCGGCTTATCGCGTTTGACCCCGTCCGCATCTTGTGCAGCATAGGACGGAGAGTCAGGCGCGTAGGCTGGAGACGTGGGGACGTACTGGGGCGAGGCGGACGCCGAGTCGCGAGCGTAGGCCGGGGACGTGGGGACGTACTGGGGCGAGTCAGGAGGGATTTGGACTAGTGTGCCCGAGGGACTCGGTTGTATAACAATGGCTGGGACTCGCGGAGGCGCCGGAGGTACCGTTCGGGGCGGAGGAGGTCGTGGGGCCGGACGAGCGACCGGGGGAAGCTCAATATCCTGCGCAGCAGTCGGGCCGGCTTCCTTCAGTTGCTTTATTACGCGCTCCCAGTTGTTGGGACCCTGGTCTTGTCTCAGTCCAGCGATCACAATTAGCGGTGGCATATTGGCGCCATCCGGATAGTAGAGATCTCCTGGCACCCACCCCGGAGGGTAGGCGTCGGGCGGATCACCATCGTAATCCTCGGTATACCACTTCGAAGTGGTCTCGCCAGTCGGACCAACAATGACGGAAGCCCATTCGTCCCCGTCCATGTCTCCGGCAACCCTGTACCACCCTAGAGAAGCGGGATCTTGCATGACATCGGGTGACACCACCACTGGTTGAGTTTCGCGTGCAGGTGGAGGAGCGGCGTACATGGCTGGTGGAGGCTCGGCTCGGTAGTCTGGGCCCGCGGGCTTGGCAGGCTTCGCTTTGCTCTTCGGCTGTGCTCCGGGAGTCGCCTTGAGCAACTTCTGAATTTCGGGCTCCGGTTTAGCTGCTGCTTCCTCTTCGCGCGTTATTTCTATGGCTTCTTTTACTCCAGCGTCGTTTCCCAGTAAATTGCCAATGTTGCCTGAAAAGGACATGCTCGACAGTTGATCGATATTGTCCTCGGTTATAAGCCGCAGTTGCACATTCATTGTCTGGAGCTCTTGGATTAGTAGTTTGAGAGCGTACGGAATTCGAATGACACTGAAGGATCTTCCGAACCTCGATATGTTCTCGATATTCATGCCGTCATCGAGGGTTCCAGTGAACCGCAAAGGCCCGTCCGCATATGGGCTGAGGAACAGGTTGTAGCTTGTGTTGTAGACAGCTGTCATCCCCGTCTTATTGCACACAGCCATATAATACTCATCGCCTCTCACCAGCATTGATTCCTGGAGGAACTTAGCTGCTCCATGTGCTATGACCCCATCTCGTTCCATCTCTCCTATTCGAAGTCCTCCGTCGTTTGCACGTCCTTGCACAGTTTGGCGCGTAAGGACTGTTCTTGGACCCCGCGCTCTGTAGTTTATCTTGTCCTTCACCATGTGTTTAAGCCGCATGTAGTAGGTTGGTCCGATGAAGATCTGCGCGTCCATTTGCTCCCCGGACTGCCCATTGTACAGGATTTGGTTACCGGATGAGTGGTATCCCTGCTGAGTCAGCATCTTGCCGAAGAAGGTCGACTTCTCGCCTTTATTCATGAATGCGGTACAATCTCCAAACCCTCCGTATAGAGCGCACGTCTTTCCCATGAGGGTCTCGACCAACTGACCGATGGTCATGCGGGATGGCAATGCGTGAGGGTTCACGATAATGTCAGGTCTTATTCCGTCGTCGCCGTACGGCATATCCGCTTCTGGAATGACGAGTCCGATCGTGCCCTTCTGTCCGCAGCGCGAACAAAACTTGTCCCCTATTGCCGGAACACGCTCGTCCCTGACGCGTATTTTGGCCAGACGGAAGCCCAACTCGCCTTCCGTGATGAAAGTCTTATCTACGTACCCGAGCTGCCCCTTCTTGGGAAAGACGGATGCATCCACCGAAGTGTCGGGGCGTGCTAGGTTGGTCATGACCTTGCCTATGAGAACTTTCTTGTCGTCCAGGAGGGTCCCTTCCTTTATCATCCCGTATTTGTCGAGATGCGAGTAGTCGAAGCCGGGCTTGAGCCCGGTGACATTCTCGTCCTCGATGTTGGCGAAATGTGAGTCTACCTGGGAGTTTCCGACCTTGGAACTGTCTTCCCTGGCCTCGTAGGAATTGTAGTAGGTCGTGCGGAATAGTCCCCTCTTCAGAGAGCCCTCGTTGAACAGAATGGAATCCTCAACGTTGTAGCCTCCGTAACATGCAATAGCGACGACAACGTTTTCGCCGTATGGATGTTGCTCTTTGTTTATCTTCTCCAAGTAGCGGCTCTTAACCAGTGGAGTCTGTCCGTAGTTCAGAACAACACCCATTTTGTCGATTCGCGTCTGGAAATTCGAGTGGTATAAGGAAACTGCCTGGCGCATCTGCCCGCAAGCGAACAGGTCGCGCGGTAGCTGGTTGTTCTCGGGAAAGACTACTTGGTTCCCCATAACTCCTAGGATAAGCGACGGATGAATCTCAATATGAGTGTATGGTTTCCTCGAGAGATCGCTCGAGTCGGTGGCTACCAGGGCTCCCTCTTCCTCGGCCGTGTCGATGTATTCAATAGTCGCTCGAGAGGCTTCGAGAGCTTCGAGGGACTTTATGCCGTACAGTTCCTGGGGAGCGTCATAGAGCCGGCAGGACTCCACTGAGAAGTTCGGGTCCTTCTTGGTAGCGAACCCTGCTACGAGTTGGTCCCATGTGAAGCTATTGGACTCTATCTTGTCGATAATTGCCTGGTTCTGGTAGCTAGGTATGCCCTGGTCTATATAGAATATGGGTCTGCAGAGGCGTCCGGAATCTGTGCACATCTGGATTTCTCCCGCGGCTATGTTCCAGCGAACGCTGGTATAGACGGGAAGGAGGGCGCTTCGTCGGTATTTCCTCATGAGAGCTACGGCTTCCACCGGTCTCCGGATTGTCCCAACCCAGGCTCCGTTGACTAGAATTTTCGTCGAGTTTGCGATGGTGTCAATCGTCGTCTCGGATAGCAGCTTCATACCTACGATCTCTCTCAGCCACTCGATTAACGGCCGTCCCGAACAGCCCCGTGTTATCTTCGCGGCTATAGACATGTGCTTGTGGAGGCCCACATTGCCACCGTCGGGAGTGTCGACCGGGTCGATGATGCCCCATTGCGAGCTATGAAGAAGCCTCGGCCCGATGACCTTCGCGCTCGCCTCGAGAGGAAGGTTAATCTTCCGCAGTTGAGAGAGAGCCGAGTTGTAGCTAAGACGGTTGAGGTCTTGTACGATACCCGCCCTTTTGGTGTGGGGTTCCGACCCCCAGTCGCCTTTAAAAGCCTTTCGGAACCCTTTTTCAACCAGTCTCTCTGAGAAGAACTCCCGGTAGTTCGCTTCGATAAGGGAAGTAAAGTTGTTCTGGTATATTCCTTGCTTGTAGTAGTACTCTTTGTCGATCTTCTGGTATATGTTGCGCTGTTGTAGACTGTAGTACTCGTTGAACAGATCGTATAGCAGGGTGCCGGGAAGCTCGACGCGTTTGAACGCAAAGCTGTCGCGGTCTGTCGGCTTCATTTCCTTGGTGAACACACGGAGCAGCTCCTTCGTCATATGTCCCAAGAAGAACGCCTTGTCTTGGAAATTCATCTCCCCGACATGTGGCAGTAAGTAGTTGGTCAAGATTTCGAGTGCATGTGGAACAGTTTTCCCTTTCGTGAACGTGGCTATGTATTTCAAGGCCATCTCTTGATTGAATATTTTGCCGGCGTCGTGAACGCTAGGAATGAAAAGGTCGATGTACGTACTGTATCTCTCCATGTCAAGAAGGCAGTAGCGAATTATCTCTTCGTCGGACTCGATACCGAGCGCCCGCATCAGAATAAAGAGCGGAATAGGCTTACGAACGTTAGGCACTATTGCGACTACCTGGTTGTTAGTGAGTGACGGTGTAGGGGCGACGATGGAGAGTCTCATGGTTCTGACCGGCTTCGAGGCGTCTTCCGAAACGGAACGCACGGCTGCGGAGTGACTGTACAGTTCGTTGCCTTTGTCACGTATGTAGACCATGTTATCTGCGAACTTCTCCTGGGATATCACACACTTCTCCTTTCCATCGATTATGAAATACCCTCCGTAGTCATTTCGGCACTCGCCCAGCTCGAAGCGGACTCGAGGCGTAAGCCCTCTGAGTATGCACAGATCGGACATGAGCATTATAGGGAAGCGACCGAGGAACACGCGCTCTAGAACGGTGGTGTACGTGGGCTCCTCTTGACGCGCGACGCCCTCGGGTATCTCACCTTCGTCGGGAGCGATGAAAAACTCAACTTCTACATCGTAATGGACTGTTATTCCGTAAGTCATGTTGCGCAGCCTGGCCTCATTGGGGTACATAAAGTGATCGCGTTCATCATCGTATATGACGGGCTTTCCATAGTAGATCCTGCTCCCATCTCTCCCACCGAGGTAGAGGTTGCACCTCCTGCGAAACTGATGAGACGCGGTATCCTGCATTTTCATGATTCTTATCGGGTTCTTCTCTCTGAAGATTCTCTTAAGTCCGTCCTCGAAGAAATCGTTATAAGAGTCCAGATGATGAGCAACAAAGCTGTCTGGGTTATCAGTGAAATACTTGTCGATGATTCGGCCTATGACTGGATCGCTCATATACTATACCCGGAGCATTTTTTTTAGACCTTCTCTTCGATTAACTAGATATTTGCCAAGTAGAGCCAATATCTAATGAGCTTTGTGGATAACTCCCTGGTTCAGAATAAAGAGACCGATCAGGATAAACCCGAGGACGAAAGGGAGCAGGAGAATGAACCAGGAGAGATTCTTGTACCCTGCCTGGCAGATCGAGTTCAGGACGAATGTCCAGAACATGATGTATAAGCCGTGCACGAGAAGCACTATACCGGTGCTGGACACGTCGCACGCGAAGTTCCCGGCGCAGTATTCCGTGGTGTTCCCGGCATTCTGCAGCATTATCATCACCAAGGAGATGACCGACATCACTAAATAGACATATGCCGGTGTGCATAGCGACTTGACGTAGGATTGAAGGGACATCTATGATATAGCTCTAGAAAAAAGTGTTAGTTTGTGCTGAGCTGAGCCACGGCCTCCCCTGCGAACTGGTTGATTGACGGCACATCAGGGGGAATGCCCCCGATATAGTCGTAGTTCTTGTCAATTGGCTGATGAGTAGGATCCGGGTTGTTCGATGCCGGCGCTTTAAG